CGTATATGGAACGGAAGAATATCCACTGCTTTGCGAATCCTCACGGCAACCGCACGATTGAGGTGATTCGGTCGTTGGTGTACCGGTGTACGCCGTTGAGGATGGCCATGTGGGACGAACGGTTGTTCGTGGCCCCGTCAGAATGGCCGGAAGAGTTTTCTTCCATCAAATCTTTTGGGCTGAAAGAGGCGCCGAGCCCATACGAGGTGGCGTGCGCGATTCTTGTGGCGCCGGAAGTCGGTTCCCGCTTCTGGGGTTTTAAGAAGTTTGAAGGGGAAGGGAAAGCGGTTGCCCATTGGTGGTTGGGGGGGATGCCGGTAGAAGCCATCCAAAAACTACTTGGACAGAAAAAGGGACGTTGGGTATCTCTGATGGAAAACTATTTTTCTGCATTAGTTAAAAGCAGAAAGTTTAAGCTTTGGGCGCTGGGCACGAATCCGGTTCCGGCTTGCCCGAATAGGATTACTGCTCAAATACTACAACGGGCTTTACAAGGGGAGGCGCGGAGGGGAAATGTCACTCGGGGAGAGCGTAACGCTTGGGAGCGTTTTTGGGCTCATCCCTATATCTCGACCCAGATTAAGACAGGCGTAAGGCGCTGTCCAATAGAAAGAACACTATATCGACCGGGACTTGTTTGGCCGAGTGTAGAAGATAAATTGGAATGGGTGTATAAAGATGGTGGGAATCAGGAAGAATTGCGAAAAACAATCGAGTGGTTGGAAAGTCGCGTTTACAAACGCCCCAAGTGGTTGGTCCCACTAAAATTTCCGAAACAGGATATACTCGCATTATGAAAAAGAATTTAACTGCAGAAGAATTTTTGTTCTCCAACAATGATCTTCCGGCACCCAGCGACGACCATCAAGTAACTGCAGAAGCAATCCTGGCTTTGGCGCAGACAGGAAAGCTTAGGGATTCTAATGACTTAAAGGATTTCAGCGCCGAAATGATGGGCGCGTTGCTTAGGAAAGAAGTAACGGTTGGCGCGTCAAGAGAAATGCGCCAGTGGGCTGAATTGATTTATTCATTGATTCAAACAGAGTCGATGAGCAACAGTGGGAAGGAAATCAACTTCATCGGGCAGTTGGTTCAAATGAGCGGTGTCAACCTGGAAGAAAAGCCCGTGATTGAAGTAGAGCCACAAAAACAGTTACCTGAACCTGAACTCGGTGTGGAAGACCTCTTCACCGAAATCGTCGAACACAAAATCGCAACCAACGAGTAGGTAGTGGCAGATCGTGAAGAATATTTGAAGGTGGCATCCGAAGCCCTTGAAGACGAAAAGAAGAAAAGCGAGCCCAAGGTTGTCGGTGCGGGAGAGCCTACAACGCCTATTACAGAGGCTCCCCCCGCCCCAGAAGACGATCCAGCCCAACTCAAGCAACTAGTCTCTGATATTAAGCGGCGGGATATGTTGAGCCGCTACAAAGACGTAGCAGAAACGGCAAGCTGGTCACCAAATCCAGTAGTTCAAACTGCTGGGGACATTGGCTATACAGGAGTAACCGCCGCACAAGCCGCCGAAGGTGAGGGGGATTGGTCAGAACCCGCGATGGGCGCTGCTGCCGTTGCCTTTCCGGGTGGGATTGGCCTACTTAAAAGCATGAAAAAGGGGCTGACTACAGCACCCACAAAAGCCGTTAAGACTGACACACCCAAGTTCAAGGAGTGGTTTGGCGGCTCCAAGGTAGTCGATGAAGCCGGTGAGCCGTTGGTTGTTTATCACGGGACTACCGGTGATTTTGATGCCTTCGACAGAAAGTTTCTTAATGAAGCCACAGGTGATGTAGATGTCGCAGAGGGTTTTTACTTTACGAGTAAACCTAAAGTCGCAAGCACATATGCAGAATCATACGGAGGGAGAGAGTTCAAAGAGGCTCGGCGTAAAGGGGCCGATGTGCCCAATGTACAGTCAAGCGTGACCTCTGGCGCGAATGTCATGCCAGTGTATCTAAGTATAGAAAACCCACGGGTTATCGAGTTTGATCCAGAAGCTTTTTTTACCCCACTCGATCCGAATATTACGGACATGGCTGACGAGTTTGCAAAGGCCCGTCGCACCGGTCACGACGGCGTAATCTTCAAGAATGTGCAGGATGACCCTGCAAGCAACACCATTAGCGATGTTTACATTCCATTCCATTCGGGGGCTATAAAATCTGCAATAAGTAACACCGGGGAATATTCGGGTGCGACCGGGAACATATTGAAAGGCGCTGCTGCAACTGTTGGCGCGGGTGCAGCGGGGCGAAGCCTGCGCGAAGAAGAGTCACAGTAGATGGCAAACCCTAATCCAGAGCAGATCCTAGATTTCTTACGGAATCCAAAGAAATCTTTACCTGCATTTGGAAAAGTACATGATCAGAAAACGGGTCAGTTTGTAGGCTATGATCCGACACGGATCACAGATACGATGCAAACGGAAATCATCGACTATCTGAGCGATACCCCACGCACTACTTATGGGCAGACCAAGTTTCTGACTATCCTCACAGCCCGTCAGATGGGTAAATCGCTGTCGGTCGAGTACGGTTGCTACCCAAAAGCAGCATATTCGCAGGGCTGGGACCATGTTTGTATTGCGGATAATACAGATCGCGCTGAATACCTACATAAACGTGTTCACCATCTACATAATAAGTGGCCCGAGAGTATTCGTTCGCAGACTGTCCACTCCCGAGAAAGTAGGCAGTTGACGTTCAAGCCCGAAATGGGTGGAAAGATGCGTATTCTTTCTGCTGAGTCAGGTGCTGTGGGTATTGGTCAATCTCCAGACTCTTTTCATGCGTCTGAGTGTGCGTTTTGGGCAGATTTTTCGGGATCTATGTTCCTGATTTGGCCTTCACTCGCAAACCGGGACCACGCACTCGCTATATTTGAGTGTACTCCTTGGGAAGCCCGTTCAGATTGGCACGAACACTGTCTCACAGCCAAAGCTGGAGAAGGTCGGCACTTATATAAGTTTTTCCCTTTTTGGGACGGGCACCTAAATAAGCGTACTTGGGAGAAGGATTGGACGCTCGACAATGAAGAGATCAACATGCTCAACAAGTATGGGCATGAGGGTTTATCATACGAGAATCTGGCTTTCCGCCGCTTCATGTTGAACACTGACCAACACTTGCGCCGGAAACCAGAGTTGTTCAACGTCTTCTACCCCCTTGATGATGTTTCTTGTTGGATCATGGCGTCAAATGCGGCCATTCCAGACCATGCACTCGAAAAACATCGGGAAAAAACGCTTGTTCCCTGGCAGGCGCCTTACCGAGAGTACGAAAAACCCGAGCCGGGTGCGGTATATGTAATCGGAGCCGATCCATGTGGTCATGCCGCCCGAGATCATGCCTCATTTCAGGTTTTGAAGTGTTTTGAGGGCGAATGGACACAAGTTGCTTGCTATGCCGAGCACTCAGACCCATTGACCTTTACGACAAAGCTTGTTGAGACTGCATTTCGCTACAATAAAGCAAATATCGTCGTAGAATCCAATGGTGTTGGGCAGGGTGTTCTTTCTCTGCTTCGAGATTGGAATTATCCCAACATTTTTTACGAAAAGCGCCGCAAGCCTGGATTTACCAGCACAGCAAAGTCAATTGACGAATGTGTTGGTTGGCTGATTGATGCTTTGCTCGATGAATTGGTTTTGAATGACCAAAATACAGTCGAACAACTAATGTCGTACAAAAACGACAAAAGAATCGAAGAGGGTGCGAATTCTGAGTTGTCTCGGGGCCAACCATCACGCAGAAGGCGGGATAGGCACCACTGGGATAAGGTTTCTGCCCTTACAATGGCGATTGTAGGCGCTCGCCTCGCGCCCCGGCGTACTCGCCGTTCTTCGAAGCCAGAAGACAACATAATCGAATTTAGGCCAATGACTTACGACGAACGTACAAAGCATTACAAAGAAGTAGAGAAGCAGAAAAACAAGAAGCGCGATAAATACTGGCTGTAATAAATGTTACACTAATCCAACCGGGAGATTTTCATGGGAAAAGAAGAGAAAAAAGACCACGCGGCAGGCATCGAACCCACCGAAGAATTTGCAAAACGGACTAAAGCGGCGAAAGACAGCCTAGCCTCTGCGGGTGAAAGGAAAAAGCCCAAGGTCGGTGGTCCGACCGTCACTGTTGGTACAATTAGGACGTACACGAAAAAGGAAGCGGCCAGAGAAGCGATAGCCAACGACAAAAAGAAAAAAGAAGAGGAAAATACTAAGTAATGGCTCTCGATCCAAAAACCTTAAAGTCGATCATCGCAGCACACGTCAAAAAGGCTACCAAAGAGCATAAGTCTTTTGATAAGTGGCGTGCGTGGTATCGCTCCGAGTATTGGGGCGAATATACAGATGACGAGTCTGATGGGCTTTTGGTTGAGAATAACTATCTGTATGCGTTCACGGATACGATGGTTGCCAGCGTTACTCCCCCTACTCCGAGAGTTACTTGTGCTCCAAGAAAGCGGGATGACGAAACTGTAGAGGCTGCGCAGTATCGGGAAGCCCTGATTAACGATGTGCTGTATCGAACCAGTGCCCACGAGATTTTGTGGCGAATGGCTACGATGGCCTCTGTTTATGGTCGCTCAATCTTGAAGAGTGTTTGGAATTTCTCGAAAAAACGTCCAGATTATCTCGTTATAGATCCTCGATACTTCTTTTATGACATGACTGTCAGCCGCTGGGAAGACATCAGGTATGCCATCGAAGTGACCACACTCACTCGGGCAGAATTCCAAGGACGCACGAATCGCCGCCAAAAGAAGCGCGGTTCAATGGAATATGACCCCGCTATCGCTGAAAAAGCCAGTTTTGGTGCTTTTCCCAAATGGTTGAGCGATAAAGAAGAAACCACCATCAAACTTTCCGAAGATATGCGGAAAACCTTTGAATGGGTGATTGTTTACGAAGTTTATGACTTCACAAACGATCGGTACTACCACATGCTTGAAAATGAGTCCGAACCGCTGTTCGTAGGT